TTTTGGACGGAGAGGTTGTCAAACAACGACAATCCCCCAGTCAAAAATCAGAGATTTTTGACAGCCCCCTTTACACAAGGGGGCCTTTACGCTCTACCAAACAGTACGCTAAACTGAAATTTGAACCGCAGTAGCGAATCGGGAGGGCCCAATGGCGTAATGAATATTGCCGGCCTGAAATCCCGCGTTGTCCGCGGGCACTGCCCGCTAAACTGAAATTTGAATAATAGATACAGGCGGGTGCACGGTTTTGTGCAACTGCCTGTTTGTTTTTGCCCTTGGTTGAGAGGAGGAAGGGCATGGAGCGCAAAAATACGGAAGCGGCGCTGAAGAAGCGGATCCGCAGCGGTAAAGTCACCCGGGAGGATGTGGCCAGACGGCTGGCGGAGTTGGCCTTCGGAAAAGCGAATGATTGTGTTCGGTTGGTTCTGGACGGGGAAGCCCGGATGGAGGCATTGGATCTGAGTCTGCTCAGCGAAGTCAAGCGCAGTGACAAGGGAGCGGTGGAGATCCGGCTCATCGACAGGCTTCGGGCGCTGGAACAGCTGGCGCAGCTGGCAGCCGAAGACGGCAGTGATCTGGAATCCTTCCTGAAGGCGCTGCAGGGAGGGGAGAATCAGCCGTGAGCTACCGGGAATTTTCCGAAAAGCAGCGCACCGTACTGACCTGGTGGATGCCGGGAAGCCCGTGGCAGGAGAAGGAAGCCATTGTCTGCGACGGGGCGGTGCGGTCGGGAAAGACGCTGGCCATGGGGCTGGGGTTCTTCCTGTGGGCCATGACAAGCTTTGATGGGGTGCGCTTCGGCGTCTGCGGAAAGACCATTTCGTCGCTGCGAAGAAATGTGCTGTCGGAGATTTTGCCCCGGCTGGGAGCGCTGGGAGCGAAATGGAAGGAAAAGCGGACGGAAAATTTGGTGACGGTGACCTTTTGCGGTCGTCGGAATCAGTTTTACATTTTCGGCGGCAGGGACGAAAGCTCGGCAAGTCTCATTCAGGGCATCACCTTCGCGGGCGTTCTGATGGACGAGGTGGCGCTGATGCCCCGCTCCTTTGTGGAGCAGGCCTGCGCCCGATGCTCCGTCGCCGGCAGCCGGCTCTGGTTCAACTGCAATCCGGCAGGGCCGGGGCATTGGTTCTATAAGACCTGGATATTAGAAGCGGAGCAGCGCAATTGCCTGCGGCTCCACTTTACCATGGAGGACAATCCGTCCCTGACGGAGGCCATCCGGCAGCGCTATCAAAGGCTGTACACCGGTGTTTTCTACCGGCGGTTCATTCTGGGGCAGTGGGCCCAGGCGGAGGGGCGGGTCTACGATTTCTTTGAGCCGGATATGGTGCGGCCGGTGCCGGCGGGGCCGTTTGAAGGGTGGTATGTTTCCTGCGATTACGGCACGGTGAATCCCACGTCCATGGGGCTGTGGGGGAAATGCGGCGGGGTTTGGTACCGGGTGAAGGAGTTTTACTTCAATTCCCGGGAGAAGCTGCGGCAGATGACCGACGAGGAGTACGCGGCGGAGCTGGGGAAACTGGTGGGGCAGCGGAAGCTGACGGCGGTGATCGTGGATCCTTCGGCGGCCAGCTTCATCGAAGTGCTGCGGCGAAAGGGATACCCGGTCATCAAGGCGGAAAACGATGTGCTGTCCGGCATCCGGCTGACGTCGGATGCCCTGAAAGAGGGCAGAATCGTCATCTGTGAGGGCTGCAGCGACTGCATCCGGGAGATGGATGAATACGTATGGGACTTGAGTAGCGAGGCAAAGGACCGGGTGAAGAAGGAACATGATCATGCCATGGATGATATGCGGTATTTCGCGTCCACGGTGCTGAAGCGGCAAAGCGGCGGGTTCGTGGCCTGCACCGTGGAGCGGAAAAAATGAAAGGAGCGAAGGAATTGAAAAGGAAACGGAAGGAAGCGGCGGCGGTGACGGCGGAGGCCTGTCAGCTGCGCGCGGGAGAAGGGCATCCCTTTGGGGCGCTGAAGCGGTTCGTGCCGCTGGGCGGCAGCGAGGAATGGGTGTACCGGGAAATGCGGGAGGCCATTCCTGTGCTGGACGCCGCAGTGGGAAAACTGGTGCGGCTGTCCGGCGGCTTTCAGGTCAAATGCCGCAACGCGGAAGCGCAGAGAAAGCTGGAGCGGTTTCTTGACAATGTACCCTGCGGCAGAGGGCAGTACGGCATTGAGAACTTTTTCTCCGGCTTTATGGACAGCCTGCTGACCTACGGCAGAGCCGTGGGTGAGATGGTGGTGGCCGGGGGCAAGCTGCAGGCGGTATGCTGGGGCGATGTGACGAAGCTGCAGTTTCAGGAAGGGAACAGCCCTCTGGATGTGGTTCTGTACGGCCCTGACAAAAACGGGCTGATGCGGCCGCTGCCGTACCCCCATCTGCTGCTGTTCACGACCCTGAATCCGGAACCGGGCAGTCCCTACGGCGTCAGTATTTTCCGGGGAATGCCATTCCTGGCGGATGTTCTCATGAAGATATTTGCCACGGTGGGCTCCAATTGGGAGAGAGCCGGCAATATCCGATACAGCGTCGTTTGTAAAAATGATAATCAGGCGGATGCCAGCCAGATCCAGGAACGGGGCAAGCAGGTGGCCAAGGAATGGGCAAAGGCCATGGAGGACTGCAAAAACGGCACCGTCCGGGATTTCGTGGCGGTGGGTGATGTGGATATCAAGGTCATCGGCGAGGGCGCGCCCATTCTGGACTCCCAGGTACCGGTGCGGCAGATTTTGGAGCAATTAGTGGCCAAGACCGGCTTGCCGCCTTTCCTGCTGGGCCTGAACTGGTCTACCACTGAGCGGATGAGCACCCAGCAGGCGGACATTCTGTCCTCGGAGCTGTGGGCCATGCGGCGTACCGTGGAGCCGATCCTGAAGAAGATCTGCAGGACCTTCCTTGCGCTGGAAGGGTTGGATGACCGGGTGGAGATCCTCTGGGATGACATCAGCCTGCAGGATATCACCGAGGAGGCAAGGGCGGAGCTGTATCTGGCTCAGGCGGCGAAATACCGCAAGGAAGCGGAACAGTAAATTGGGATTTATCTCTCTCATGGCTCCCCTTGGAGGGGAGCTGTCGCCGCAGGCGACTGAGGGGTGAAAGGTTGGTTTTTACACCGCAGATTCGGTAAGTTTTCACCCCACCGACCCGGCGTTCGCCGGGCCACCTCCCCTATAAGGGGAGGCTTGACGGAGCGATACACTGAAATTTGGAATTCAAAGGAGGAAATGGAATGAACATCAAGAAGGAAGCTGTGGCGGCGGGGCGGGGGACTCCCACCAAGGCTCAGCTGGAGGCCATCAACGTCCAGGCAAAGGCGGAACTGACGGAGGAACAGGTGTATGTGTTCTCCCTGCGGCTCTGTGACGATCAGATCGACCGGGACGGGGAACGGTTCGACACCGCGGCGTTGCCTGCGTTGGCGAAGCTCTTTATCGGCAAGACCGGCATCGTGGATCACAAGTGGAGCAGCGACAGCCAGGTAGCACGGATCTTCCAGACCCAGGTGGTCTGCGAAGAGGGCATCAGCTACATCAAGGCCTGGGCCTACATCCGCCGGGGCGGTCATGGCGATGAGATCATTGCCGATATCGAGGCCGGCATCAAGAAGGAAGTGTCCGTTGGCTGCGCCATGGGTCGGGCGGTCTGCTCCGTTTGCGGCGGTGAGTACGGCGCCTGCGGTCACCAGAAGGGTGAAAGCTACGACGGGCAGGTTTGCTGTGTGATCCTGAAAGAGCCCATGGATGCCTACGAATTTTCCTTCGTGGCGGTGCCTGCCCAGCGGGAGGCCGGCGTTTTGAAGGGTCTCGGCGGCGGAAACCGCAGCCTGAAGGAACTGGCAGACGCCTTTGGTGCCCAGAGTGAGTATCGGGCGCTGCACAAGCTGGCGCAGCTGGGCAAGGTCTACGAAACGCAGCTGCGGGATGAGGTGGTTCGGCTGTGTCTGGTTCTGGAACTGGGCGCGGAGGAGCCTGTGCTGCGCGCTATCGTTGATAAGGCAGCTGCCGAGGATCTTATGAAGCTGAAGGAGGCGCTGCAGAAGCGGTACGCCGAGAGCATGCCCATGGAGAGTCAGCTTTCCGGCAGCGTGGACGGGGAAATCGAGATGGATTTTCTGATTTGATAACTTGGGATTTATCGTGCTAGCGCACGAAATGCAAAATGCAAAATTAAGAACCGTAACGTTTTTTTGCGCAATAACGAACCGGGAGGGCCCAATGGCGTAATGAATATTGCCGGCCTGAAATCCCGCATTGTCCGCGGGCACTGCCCGCTAAACTGAAATTTTCAACAGGTACAACCGGCGCAGCCGGTGGCCATATATTTTGATTTAGGAGGAAAAATACAATGGGTTACGACAATCTGAAACTGGAAAAGGGTATGTATCGCCAGGAGGGCATGAGCTTTACCCAGGTGCTGGAGTCTCTGGATCCCAGCGAGAACTATCGGGGTACTGCTCTGGAAAACACCGACGCCTTTCAGCGTCAGCTGAAGCGCTTCGGCATCCGGGTCAAGGGCGCAGGCTCTTCCACTGTGGAGAAGTTCTTCCGCACCATGGACAGCGCCGTGCTGTTCCCTGAGTTCATTGCCCGCACCGTCCGGCAGGGCATGGAGGAAAATGACATCCTGCCCGCCATCACCGCAACCACCACCGTCATCGACTCTCTGGACTACCGCTCCATCTACTCCAATGCCACCGACGAGGACAAGGCGCTGCAGGATGTGGAAGAGGGCGCTGCCATTCCTGAGACCGAGATCAAGACCAAGGAGCATCTGGTTTCCCTGACCAAGCGGGGCAGAATGCTGGTGGCTTCTTATGAGGCTCTGCGGTTCCAGAAGCTGGATCTGTTCTCCGTGATGCTGCGCCAGATCGGTGCTTACATCCAGAAGCAGCAGCTGGCCGACGCCGTCAATGTGCTGATCAACGGTGACGGCAATGACAATGCCGCTGTCCAGTACACCATCGGCACCAGCCCCATTTCCGGCACCAAGGGCACCCTGGGCTACGACCAGATGGTGGAATTCTGGGGTCAGTTCGATCCCTATACCATGAATACCATCCTCTGCTCCACCGGCACCATGGCCAATATCCTGAAGGTGCCTGAACTGCAGAACCCCATGGCCGGCCTGAATTTCCAGGGTACCGGCAAAGTTGGCACCCCTCTGGGCGCCGAGATCCACCGCACCTCCGCTGTGGCTGACGGTGTGATCATCGGTCTGGACAACCGCTACGCCTTGGAACTGGTTCGTGCCGGCGATGTTCTGGTGGAGTACGACAAGCTCATCGACCGCCAGCTGGAGCGTGCCGCCATCACCTCCATTTCCGGCTTCGGCAAGATCTGTGACGGCGCGGCTGCCGTGCTGAACGTATGACGCTGACGGAACAGATCTGCGCCCAGGCGCTGGTGATGCTCCGGGACTTTGAGGAGGATCAGCAGACGCTGCTGGAAGCGCTGTGCCGGGCGTCGGAGGTGTCGCTGCGGGCAAAGCTGCGGGAAGGCATCACGCCTGAGGATTGTCTGGCGGATTTTATCGCCGCGGCCAGCCTGTACGCGGTAGCGGCATTGACAGAGGCGGATGACATGACGCGGCTGGAGCAGTTTTCTGTGGGTGACCTGACGCTGCGGCGCGGCAGCAAGGATGCGGCTACCTGCTGCCTGCGGTATCAGGCGGAACTGCTGATGCAGCCCTACACCAAGGACCGGTTCGCGTTTGTGGGTGTGTAATATGAAGAAAACCATTGAGAATCTGTTCCGCCGGTACGGCACCCGGATGACGCTGCACACCATTGGCAGCGAGACGGAGTTTCAGGGCTTCCTTCACGTGGTCACATCCCGAAGCTGGCAGAATACCCAACGGGATATGACGGTGCTGGGGGAAGACCCCGGCGGGCAGTATGTGCTGATCCTGCCGGCAGGGATCCAGACGGTGCCGGGGGATATGGTGAAGGTTAACTTTTGCCAATATACACTGCGGCGGATCGAACAGATCCTGTATCAGGATACGGTCCTGTACCAATGGGGTCTGTGTGTGAAAAAGGACGGTGATTGATCGTGGGACAGACCGTCGTGCAGCAGGTGGTGACGAAACTGCGCGACGCGGGTATCGATGCCATCCGGGCATACCCTGCAGAGAAATTGACGGGTTTGAGCGGTGTCCGGGCGGCGGTGAGCCTGCAAAGCACGGATCCGGAAAAGGGGACGGCCACGGTTCTGATCCATGTCTGCAGCCCCCTGTCCGCCGGCGGCAGCGTCTGCGAGGATGCGGCGTCCCGGGTGTGCGTATCGCTGCGGAGCATGGGCGGTCAGTGCAGGCAGGGCCAATGCGCGCAGCTGGACCGGAAGGATATCCTCTGTGTGGAGGTGTCGGCGGTATTTCTGGGCTGGGACGCGGGCGGCGGCTGGACGGACTTTTCCGTGATGCTGGGGGGCGTGGCGCTGCCCTATGTCCGGGCGGTCAAAGTCTGGCGGAGCATTGGGGATGGGGCGTCTTTGAGCGAGGCGGTTTGGAAATTCCGCATCGAGGAAACGCTGCCCCCGGAAAGCTCCGAGGGTGCTGCCGTGACAGAGCCGTTCAGCCTGACGGTGACCCGTGGAAGCCGCAGTGAAGCGTACTCCCAATGCACGCTGACCTATCACCGATGTGAGCTGGATGCCGGCGGTTTGCGCCGGATCCGGCAGGGAATTGCAGGCAGCAGAACCGTAAACGGATAATATGGAACCCGGCCGGAATTACTTCCGGCCGGGTTTTTCTGTGAAAAAATGATAAATTGGGATTTATCGTACACCTACCGGTGATGCCGTAGGGGCGAGCATCGCTCGCCCGGCGGTTTTGTGGAACAAAACCGCATCGCCGCAAGGCGATGTTTTTATTATTTTCCTTCGGAGAATCAACAAATTGCCTTGCAATTTGTTGGCGGACGGCCAATGGCCGCCCCTACAATGCTCTATCCAACAGAGCGATAAACTGAAATTTAAATGACTTCTACAAACAGGAAACCCGGCTGGGAGTGATCCCAACCGGGTTTTTGTCTGTTCAGTAGTTCCAGGGCTGGAAGCCGGGGATGGGGCGGGGCTCTTCTCTGGGCGGCTCCTGCAGGATGTCATAGGCGTTGACATAGGTTACGCTGACCTCGTTTTTCTTCCACCAACACAGCAGGAAAAGGGCGGCAGCGGAAATAAGCGTGGTGCAGAGAATGAAAAGATCGGAAGCAAAGGGCGGCGTGATGCCCAGCAGAGAGCAAATGGGGCCGATATTGCCCAGCAGATAAATCAAAAGACACCCGAGATGATACCACCAGAAATGCAGATCCAGCCGGATCATGGCGCCGTAGCTGCCTTTCATCAGTTTGCCGCTGCCAAACAGTGCCCGCAGGGCACCAATGCTGGGATCCTCCATCAGCTGCAGCTGGGACAGCCGGAACCGATAGGCAAAGGGAAGGGCTGCGATCAGAAATACCGCAAAGGTTATGCTCATCAGTGGGACTTGGATTTGCTCCGCTACCGTGTAGAAGGCCTCCTCTATGACCTCAATATCCGGGATCTGGGTGACAGCACCGTATTTCTGCACGAATTCCACCAGCGGCGCGGCCCAGGGGGTCATGCAGAACAGGAAACTGGCAGCCTGAGCGCTGAAAAAGAGAACACCACCGAAAAACAGGATGTACAGCAGCATCAGCCGCAGGGTCACGCCCCATTTGCGGAAGCCGTCCAGCAGCATGTCAGGCTCAGGGGAATGATCCCGGGCAAGATCGATGGAAGCGGACACGTAGCCGATAGACCAGAAGGGAAGGAAGATCACTTGTGCCAACTGAAGCACAGTCCGGACGGTGGTCAGCAGTGAACGCTGGCCAAGACCGCCAAGACCGCCGGTTTCGGCAATCTGTCCGTTGAGAAAGAATACCATCAGAGCCACCGCCGCGGTGACCAGACAGTGGGTACCGGCATGGATGGTGATCAGGCGTTTGGGGTCATAGCGGGCGCTGCGCAGGGTCCTGCGGGCATCGTCCTTCAGCGCGCGGTGATCAAAACGAGTCATAAAACAAGCCTCCGGGGCGTTGATAAATCATAATTTCCAGTTCTATGGTAAACGATTCAGCGGCAAATAGCAAATGAATTTTTTGTAACGGTTGCATTTTTCCGGCGGCGTGGTACAATAGGGTAAATGAGAATTACCCGGAGGGATGCGTATGACCATCGGACAGCGGCTGAAACAGGCCCGGCTGGAAGCGGGGCTTTCCCAGCGGCAGCTTTGCGGCGACACCATCACCCGCAATATGCTGTCGCTGATCGAGAACGGCTCCGCCAGACCTTCCATGGACACCCTGACCTACCTTGCCGGCAGGCTTGGGAAAAGCGTCAGCTACTTTTTGGAGGAAAACGCGGTGCTGTCTGCCAACCAACCGGTGATGGAGGCAGCAAGGCAGGCCTTCGCAGTAAAGAATTACGGCGCGGTTTTGGCGGCGATGCAGGATTATCGGGAACCGGATCAGATCTTCGATTGGGAAAAGGCGCTGTTGGCTGCCCGGAGCCGCATGGAACTTGCCTGGCAGGCGCTGGAAGATGGCAGGCTTCCCTATGCCCGGAGCCTGCTGGAGGAGGCTGCCCGGGAAGGGGAGCGGACACCCTATTTTGACGGGGCGGAACTGGCGCTTTTGCGGGCGAGGCTGCAGCCGGAATTGGCAGAGGGGATCTGCGTGGATGAAGTGCTGCTGATGAAGGCGGAGGCGGCTTTGGCGACAGCACCGGAACGGGCTGCCGCTCTGCTGGATGCCATGGACGGCCGGGATTCTTCCCGGTGGAAGCTTCTGCGGGGCAAGGCAGCTATGGCTGCCGGGCAGTATGCCGTGGCGGTTCCGCTGCTGCACGGAGCGGAAGCGGAATTGTTCCGGGAAGCGGCACCGGCGCTGGAAGCCTGCTACCGGGAACTGGGAGATTTCCGCATGGCCTATGAATATGCCTGCCGCCGGCGCGATGCTGCAGTGGAATGAAAAGAAGAGAGCCTGCTGCAAAGCGAAACCGCCGCAGCAGGCTCTTTAAATTTCAGTTTATCGTACAGTTTCAAAATATATTGTAGGGGCGATCTGTGATCGCCCGCCCACAAAAACCTGTTGGTAATGTGTTTTTTTCACTCGGGCGATCACAGATCGCCCCTACGGCATCACCGGTAGGTGTACGATAAATCCCAATTTAGGATGCTTCTTACGGGCAGGGGATCTGATTGAATTCCTCGATATACAGGTGGGAAGCAGCCTTCAACTGCGGGGCGAAATCCTTGGAGGTCTCATCGTAGATGCCGATGGTCTGCATACCGGCCTGCCGGGCGGTGTCCACGGCGGTAGCATTGTCGTCCACAAAGATACAGCGGTCCACGGTGGTGCCCAGCCGCTGGGCAGCGGAGGTGTAGATGATGGTCTGGGCCTTGGTATAGCCAAAATCGTCGATGGTCCACACGTTGTCAAAGAGGTCATAAACCCCGTGCCGCCGCAGGCAGGGATCCAGATAATCGTGGGGCGAGGCGGTCAGCACGTTCAGACTGTGGCCGGCGGCTTTCAGCTCCAGCAGCTTTTCTTTAACGCCGGTCCGCAGAGCGATGCGGGTGGTGTAGGCATTGTACAGGGTCTTGCTGACATGGGCCAGATAGTCTTCCAGCGAGACATCCAAGCCGAAGGACAGGGTGTACTGGGATGCCCGGAAATTGCCCAGCGGGGTGATGGTCTGGACAAAATTCTCCGGCACCTTGATGCCGGCATTTTTCAGGGCATCTACGTGAACGCCGGACCAAGTGGGCATGGAGTCCACCAGCGTGCCGTCAAAATCGAAAAGATAAACCATTGTTTCATCTCCTTATCTGCATCACAGGATACCAGAAAACAGCACATTTCGCAAGAGAGAGTTGCCGCGGATCGCCTGATTGGGATTTATCGTGCTGGCGCACGAAATGCAAAATGCAGAACGCAAAATTGGGATTTATCTTACGGTCACCACCCAAGTATGTCATTTCGAGCGAGCCGCAGGCGAGTCGAGAAATCTACGCACTTCGTTGACATTTTGGGTAAAATCGGTGCGTAGATCCCTCGACTTCGCTCGGGATGACAGCGTGCGAGGGAGTTTGCAACGGAATGATAAACTGAAATTTAAACGGCAGCAATGGGGCGGGCAGGAACGATGGCGTTACGAATCGTACCGGTCTGATCCTGTGCTGCCCGCGAAAATTGTTAACTTTCCGTAAAGGGGTTGCGTTCTTTTTTTTGCCGTGATAAACTAAAGTGTAATTTTATTCCCTCAGTAATCAAGGAGGAATCGAAACCAGATGATCAGACGATTGGCCCGGTGCATCCGGGAATACAAGTGGGCCGCGATCCTGAGCCCCGTGTGCATGATCGGCGAGGTGGCTATGGAAGTCACCATTCCCATGGTCATGGCAAACCTTTATGACTATGGCATCAAATTCCAGGATATGCCCTACATTGCCAAGCAGTCCCTGCTGCTGGTGCTCTGTGCCCTGGCGTCCCTGTGCTTTGGCGTGCTGTCCGCGGTTTTCGCCTCCAAGGCCGGCACCGGCTTTGCCCGGAATCTGCGGCATGATATGTATCACCATGTCCAGAACTACAGCTTCGCCAACATCGACAAGTTCTCTACCGCGTCCATCGTCACGAGACTGACCTCCGACGTGGCGAACCTGCAGATGACCTTCCAGATGCTGATCCGTATGGCCATCCGCTGCCCCATGATGTTGATTCTTGCCCTGGCCCAGGCGCTGCGCATCAGCACCAAGCTCAGCACCATCTATCTGATCGTGATGCCCATTCTGGCGCTGGTGCTGGTGGCGCTGGTGCCGATGGTATTCAAGATCTTTGACCGGGGCTTTAAGACCATTGACAAGCTCAACAATACCGTGCAGGAAAACATCCACGGCATCCGCGTGGTCAAGTCCTTCGTACGGGAAGAGAAGGAGACCGAGAAGTTCACCGATGTTTCCGGCACGCTGTACAAGGATTTCTCCAAGGCGGAAAAGATCCTTGCCCTGAACGCTCCCGTGATGCAGTTCTGTGTCTACACCTGTATGCTGTTCATCTCCTGGGTGGGTGCCCAGATGGTAGTTGCCTCCGGCAATAACCCGGATGTGGGCCTGACCACCGGTCAGCTCAGTGCCATGTTCGGCTACACCACCCAGATCCTCATGGGTCTTATGAACCTGTCCATGGTCTTTGTCATGCTGACTATGAGCCGCACCCCCCTGCGCCGCTGCGGCGAGCTGCTGGGCGAGCAGCCGGATCTTACTTCTCCCGAGAACGCCGTGACGGAAGTACCCGACGGTTCCATCGATTTTGAAGATGTTTCCTTCCGCTACTCCAAGGAAGCCAGCCGCAACGCGCTGGACGACATTGACCTGCACATCCCCAGCGGCGCCACCGTGGGCATTCTGGGCGGCACCGGCTCCGGCAAATCCAGTCTGGTGCAGCTGATTCCCCGCCTGTACGATGTGACAGGCGGCTGCCTGAAGGTGGGCGGCCGGGATGTCCGGGAATATGACCTTAAGACCCTCCGGGACAATGTGGCTATGGTGCTGCAGAAAAACGTGCTGTTCTCCGGTTCTATTAAGGACAATCTGCGCTGGGGCAACCCCGACGCTACGGACGAAGAAATGGAACACGCCTGCCGTCTGGCCTGCGCCCACGATTTCATCACCTCCTTCCCGGATGGCTATGACACCCACATCGAGCAGGGCGGCAAGAACGTATCCGGCGGTCAGAAGCAGCGGCTCTGCATCGCCCGGGCGCTGCTGAAGAAGCCCAAGATCCTGATCCTTGATGACTCTACCTCCGCCGTGGATACCGCCACCGACGCACAGATCAGAAAGGCCTTCGCCGAGGAGATCCCCGGCACCACCAAGCTGATCATCGCCCAGCGTGTGGCCTCCGTGCAGGAAGCGGACATCATTGTGGTTCTGGACAACGGCAAGGTAGTGGCCTCCGGCAACCACGAAACGCTGATGCAGACCTCCCAGATCTATCGGGAAGTCTTTGAATCCCAGAGGAAGGGAGGGGACGAGTAATGCCTCCTGTTAAAATGCGCGGCGACGGCCGTCAGGCAAGAAACCCCGGCAGAACTTTGCTGCGGCTTTTGAGTTACTTAAAGAAATACTGGTACATTCTGGTGGTGGTGATGCTCTGCATCATCGTCAACGCCATCGCCCAGTCTGCCGGCAGTGTGGCGCTGGGCCAGTTGGTGGATGACTACATCCTGCCTATGGTGGCCGCCGGCGACAGTGATTTCGCTCCCGTTTGGGCCTTCCTTCTGGAGCTGGCAGGTATTTATGTCATCGGCATCGTCGCCTCGTTCCTGCTGAATTTCCTGATGGTCGGCGTGACCCAGGGCATCCAGAAGACCGTCCGGGACGATATGTTCCAAAAAATGCAGAAGCTGCCCCTGCGGTATTTTGACTCCAACGCCGCCGGCAACATCATGTCCCGCTACACCAGCGACGTGGATACCATGCGGCAGATGATCTCCCAGTCCATTCCCCAGACCGTGTCCTCTCTGACCACCCTCATCGTGGTGCTGTACCGGATGCTGACCACCTCCTGGATCCTGACCTGCGTGTGTATGGTCACGGTGACCGGCGTGATCCTGGTGACCAAGACTCTGGCAGGCAAGTCCGGCAAGTTCTTCATCGGTCAGCAGCGTTCCCTCGGCGCCGTCAACGGCTATATCGAGGAAATGATCAACGGCCAGAAGGTGGTCAAGGTCTTCAGCCATGAGGACACCTGCAAGGAGGAATTTGACGAGCTGAACGAGCAGCTGCGGCAGAACGCCTATGCTGCCGGCAAGTTCTCCAACATGATGGGCCCCATCAACAACAACCTGGGCTATGTCCAGTACGCGGTGCTGGCCATTTTCGGCGGCATTCTGGTGGTCTCCTCCGAGGGCGCGCTGCTGTCGCTTGGTAAGCTGATGGCCTTCATGATGCTTTCCAAGACCTTCAATATGCCCATCAACATGATCAGCAACCAGATCAACGCCATCGTCATGGCGCTGGCCGGCGCGGAACGGGTCTTTGATCTGATGGATGAGCCGGTGGAGGAAGACCACGGCTATGTGACCCTGGTCAACGCCAAGGAAGACGAAAACGGCAATCTTGTGGAGTGCGAGGAGCGCACCGGCCGCTGGGCATGGAAGCATCCCCACGGCGACGGCACCCTGACCTACACCGAGCTGAAGGGCGACATCGTCATGGAGATGGTGGACTTCGCCTATGTGCCGGAAAAACAGGTGCTGTTTGACGTGACCCTGTACGCCCATCCCGGCCAGAAGATCGCCTTCGTAGGCGCCACCGGCGCCGGCAAGACCACTATCACCAACCTCATTAACCGATTCTACGATATCGCCGACGGCAAGATCCGTTACGACGGCATCAACATTAACAAGATCAAAAAGCCGGATCTGCGGCGCTCCCTCGGTGTCGTTCTGCAGGACACCAACCTGTTTACCGGCACGGTCATGGACAATATCCGCTACGGCAAGCTGGATGCCACCGATGAAGAGTGCATTCAGGCGGCGAAGCTGGCCAACGCCCACGACTTCATCACCCGTCTGCCGGAAGGCTATGACACCCTGCTTACCGGCAACGGTGCCAACCTGTCCCAGGGTCAGCGGCAGCTGATCGCCATCGCCCGTGCCGCCGTGGCAGATCCCCCGGTTATGATTTTGGACGAGGCCACCTCCTCCATCGACACCCGTACCGAGGCGCTGGTGCAGAAGGGCATGGACGCCCTGATGCACGGAAGGACCACCTTTGTCATCGCCCATCGACTCAGTACCGTCATGAATTCCGATTGCATCATGGTGCTGGATCACGGACGGATCATCGAGCGTGGCACCCACGAGGATTTGATTGCCCTGAAGGGCACATATTACCAACTGTACACCGGCGCGTTTGAGCTGGAATGATTCAAAAAAGGCCGCCCACCCGGGCGGCCTTTCCATTGCGAGCTTTCAAATTTCAGTTTATCGCTCTGTTGCGCTGGCGCGGAAGCGCCCAAGGCTTCCCCTGGGGGAAGCTGTCAAGAATCTTTGATTTTTGACTGATGAGGGAAATCCTCACGCCGATTTTGCGGTTTATCGATGGCAATGTTCGGGAACTTGTTTTCCGTTTCCTGCACCCATTTGTGAATAATTGCATTTCCTGCCGTAGG